CGCCTGCCAGACATGGTTGCCATCGAGAGTCGGAACTAGTTGGAACTGCCATCCAGGAGCGTTGTCCTGAAGAATGTGGCAAACGCGGCACCAATTCACATAGTCAGCGGCGTAAGAGCCTGTGCCTTTGGTGTCAACGTCGGCTTTGGTGATGACAGCCCCTAGGTTGGGGAAATCGGCCATAAGTGTGTGCGGTGGATCGGTGGTAGGACAATGCCTACATGGAGTATATCCCTGAATTTATCTAAGCGCAACCCAGTGGTAGCCGCCTGCTCGATATCCGTATTTGCATGAGTTGTAAATCGCAGATGGGTCTACATACGCGAAACGTCCCGCATCGCGGAAGCCCAGAAACTCCTGCCCTGTTTCAACGCAGCGGCATGGTGTCGGGTTGTAGCGGTGTGGCTTATTCACTTTGGGCTGGGCCAGGATCAGGTCCACCAAGGCGCGATCCTCAAGCACAACAAACAATCCGTCAGGGTCAAAATCACGGAATAGCCCAGGCTTTTTGCGGGCAAGCCGTTTCAGCTCTGCGCGAGACACAAACCAAGGCTGGTTGTCATGGTCCGATTCCTTCTCAGCCTTTAGTCCATGCTTCCGCAATGAATACGCGATGTGCCGACTTGTGCCAAACAATTCAGCAAGCTGGGGAAACTTGTAAAAATCCAGCTCGGGCATCAGCGGAATGCCCATGTGCTCCAACTTGCACCTAAACGCTGCTTCCGTCCGCTTGGGATAGCCACGATCAGCTGCCATGCGGCAATAGGTGAGGTAGAGCCGTTTAGGCGGCATTGACGCGCTGATCTCTTCAATAATGTCCATTTCGCCCTTGGTCCAAGGTTTTGCCCGCCTTTTAATCAACTTCAGATGGCATGACTGACCGCAGGTGACTCGTTTGCTTTTGCGATCACGCCCGGTTTTGAGCTGTGGGATGTCAAAAATTGATTCGCAGATGACGCAGATGCGCCGCTTGCTTGAACCTTTCACAGTGCGTTGATAGTGATGATTGCGCCGGTTAGTTCGCCTTCGTTGGCGTATTGCTTGGTGGCCATAAGGCTTGCCACCTGGGAGTCATCCTTTAGCAGAACGCCCGTGATGCCATCAAGGGTTGAACGGCAAAGTTTGTCAATGTCAGGCTTGCTGATTTTGTAGAACGGCGCGTTGGGCTTGATGATTCCCTTTGTGTTGCAGTGGGACTTGAGCCGAGGAAACAGAAATGTAATGCCGACGTAAACAGGACCCGTAAACATTTCGTGCTCAGTTTCTAGGGCTGCTTGGCTGACGGCAAAACGCCACGGTTTCACGCGAACGCATGATTCCCGCATGATTCCATTGCCCACATGCGTCTTGCTGCCTTGTGGTGCTGGCTCAATTCCTTGGACCTGAAAAATCATCGACTTTGAAGCAAAGGCAAAAACTCGGCACTAAGCCATGACTCAAATTTGGTGGCTGTCATGTTGCCCTTTAGGAGGGCGATGCCTTGATGGCACCAAACCAAGTTGTCAGGATGAAAAACAGCCGAAGGCCCAAATTCGTCGGCCCGCGACGCAGGCAGCTTGAAGCTCAGCCCAGCCGTTGATCCAATCTCAATTTGAAGTCCGGTGTAGAAACATTGGCCGTTCCATTTTTCAAGGATTGCACCGGTCCATTCCTTCCTGACCTGAGGGCTGTATTGAGGGACATAGCAGGATCCACGGGCTCCAGTTGAGCCAAGTAGTTGCCGTTTACGGTCAAACTTAAAAGCCTCTTTGATAATGGCTTTCATTTGGCACGGTTGACAACGTTGCCGGTGGAGCAGGGCAGGCGCACAGAAACAATTGGCGCATAAACCCAGGCTTTTAGCCTCTTGCCTTTTGTCGCGGAGGCGCTTTGCATTTGCGCTAATCATCCGAACGCATCAAACAGTTTTCAAGATGAATTTTGTCTTCAAGCCGTTGGTGGTACAAGCTGCCCTTAATTTCCTCTTCGGTAAGGGTCAACAGGTACACCGTCAGCTCAGCGATGGCGTCTCTGTATTGGTCTGGCTCCCATAGGTCGTACTTGGCCAAGATGGCTTCAATACGGTCGTCTACGGGAGTGCCGGCCATCAGAACTCCGCTTTCGGCAGGGTCACCCGCCAATACTCCGTCTCTCTTTTAAGTGCTACGCCCTCGAACTGCTCAAGTTGCTGCAGTTCCTTCACGGCATTGCTGTAGTGCCAGCTTGTGCGAGTGCAGCGGGACACCTTGACGGCATCGCTGACGAGATTGCCCTCGCCGTCTTTAAGGTCGTCCAGCTCGCCAGTGGCGTACATCAGGGCCAGGTCATCCATGAGCACCTGAAGGGCGTCTTCGTGGCGCTTGATTTCGGCTTTAGTGCTGGCGATGGCGTTAAGCAGAAGGCTGGGGTTGGTCATGCGGGAAGCGTCTCCACCGCAAGGAGTATACCCTAAAACTCAGGTTGGTTCAGCGTCAAAAACGCATCCCTCGCCGCCTGCCACTCGATATACGCCTGGTCAACGTCAACCTTCTGCAGCGTCGTTCCGCCAGGACGGCTCCACAGCACGCCTGCCTTCTGCACATACAGCCGCGGCCAATGAATGCTGAGCATCCCCAGATACCCGCCAAGCTGCGTGCTCACGTCATAGGGGCTGGCATCGGCCTTGCCTTGGGTCTTTAGGTCCACCAACACCAGCTGCCTGTGGTCATCCTTCCGCCGCAGTAGACAGTCAAACGACCCAGCGATGCTGCGCTCCACATCGGCCAAGCGGTACTCACACGCCACCGCCTCATAGTTCTCCCACACGGAATGGTCAATCAGCGGCTCCACCCATTCCGCATATTCCGCCGGGAAGTCCCCAGGGTCACCAGTCGTCAGAAATGTCTCCAACGCCAAATGCACCGCCTTCCCACGCGGCTCCCAAATGTGCTTTGTCTCCATGATCCGCTTCATCGCCCACGGATCCTTGGTGCCCTTGCACACTTTCGTGACTGAGTGGTTCAGCCATTGCCCCGTTGGTTCCCACTGATAGCGGTGCGCTTCCTCGTTGAACGTGATTGGCAGGGGCTTGAGCCACCGCGAAGTCTCTGGGGTCTGTGATCTGGACTCGTTCTGCGGGTGCGGGCTCATCTCTGAGAAGGTTGCGGTACGGGCGGGGTGTGAATCCTGGGATTCGTTTGGCGTCAAGTTCGCTAAGAAGCCAACCCGGCGGTGGATTGTCTAGATCTTGAAGAGTCCAGCGACCCTTTTCAATGCCTTGCCTGAGAACACGGCGGGCATCGTCAGGGTTGAACGTCAACTTGAAGCGTCCCATTAGATCTGCTTCCGCATCTGTTCGCGTCTAGCGACTGATTTCATCCGCGCACCTTCCAGACAGGATTCCGGCGTGCATGGCTGCTGACCTTTTTGCTTTTGGCCAGCCGTCCGGTGTCAATCAAGATTCCAGCTCTCACCAGTTGATTCGTAAGGCTGCCCCATGCGTTGTGGTGGTGGGGCGTGATGCCTTCCTCCTCGCACAAACGGCGCATGTCTTCAGCCAGGCATTCCACGCCGGCCAGCCGTTCAACAATCAAAGCCTTGGCCTGATCCATGAACACGGCACCGGCATTCGCGCCGACTGTTGCTATCGCGCTATCACGGGCAGCCTGACTGGCATCCGCTGAGTAATCAAATAGGGGTCCGAGGGTCATTGCTCTAGGGGGTCTAAGTAGGAAAAGTCAGATTTCGCGCCACATGCGTTCGCGGTCGGCCTTGTCGCGCTCAGCAGGCGCCAACGGGTGCAGCACATACCGCGCAGCAAGCGGGCTCTTCGGGTCATCAGCGCCGACATTTGGGCAGAACGTCATGAACACGCCCTGGTCGTCGTACTTGCCGATCGGATGCCCGTAGCAGGCATCAGGCGGGGCAGTGCGAGTCGTGGTGACGCTGAAGCTGACCTGACGGGTCTTGGAGTCAGCCACCTGCCAGACGTATTTGCCTTTGGCGTCGGGGGAATAAAGCTTCATGGTGATCAGTCGTTTTCAATCCAGCAACCAAGATCAGCGCTCCACACGCGCCCAGCAGCCTGCGTGACGTGCTGTTCGAGGTAGACCTCGTATTTGCCGTCCCGAAGCCAGCGAAACAGGTCAGGAAGGCTCCCGACGAACTCCCCGGCGGTCTTCCTCCGCTTCTGCTCGTCAATCGCCCTCTGAACGGCTTGCAGGAGGGTCTGAGGGCCTTCGAGGCCAACGATGGACTTCCACTCGTCAAACGCCTTGGGCTTCGTCTGAGATGAGACGCGATCGGGAGCAGATTGATACAGCTTCCACAGTTCCTCAAACTCTTCGCTGTATGCGGCACGTTGCCGCTTTTTGCCGCGTTTTGCGGCAGGCTCGGGATTTTCGTTATTTTTTTTCTGACCGTTCTTATTATTAATACTTAAATACTCTTCTTTAATAATACTAGAAGAAGAGATAGAGGCTTCGCTCCCCTCCGGTCGCTCCGCCAGCGTAACGTCCCTGTCAACCCCTAGGGCAATTAAATGGAGGCAAAACCCAGACAGAGACATGTAACTGGGCTTGTGACGCATTACAACGGACCCCAAATCATCGGGAATCCTCAAGTCGGCGCGTAGCGGCATTTTGCGGAAATGTGCGGGAAAAATCGGAAATCCGCGGAAATTTGCGGAAATATGCGGCAAGGCACGGCAGAGACCTTAGCCATCAAAAAATTGGCTGGCAAGCATTGCAGCGCACGATTTCGGCAGTCTCATTCGATCTCTTTGAGCCTTAAGCGTCTCAACCGCGTCTCAAAAGAACGCACATCATCAATTTGGGTTTATCCTGTTCACATCGGTTTTTATTTCAACCTTGGCGCGTTCTACCGCCGCTGAAGTCAACTTCCGTGTTGACACCATTTACGGTCTTTTGACCGAAGGAATGTCACGCGGTCAGATTGTTCATTTCTGTGCGAATCAATGGAATATCGACGCACGTCAGGCGGATAATTACATCAAGCGCGCTCGCATTCGCCTTGAACAGGATGCGGATATGGCGCGCCCTGCTTGGCTCGCTGAAGCACTCGGCAGACTTCGTACCTACGAACAATCGGCTTATAAACGCGGGCAAACGCAAGTCGCCCTAAACGCTGTTCAACTTCAAGCCAAGCTCATCGGCTTTGATTTATGAGCCTGCTGGCTAATGCACCTGGCGGCAATCTTCTGGAGCCCGTCATCCCCATTGATCAGCAGGATGAACGCGATTGGACGCCGTTTGCCGATCAGCTTTATCAAGGTCTGACTGATCCGCAGCGTCAGGTCTGGGATGCCCCCGAGCGTTTCAAGCTGCTGTGCTCAGGCCGTCGTTTTGGCAAGACCTACCTCTGCATCAGCCGCCTTGTTGCCTGGGCCGTTGAAAATCCCGGCAGCCTGAACTGGTACGTCACGCAAACCTATAAATCGGCAAAGCAGATCGCATGGCGTCAGCTCCGTGCCATGGTGCCGCCAGAAATGTTTGCCCGTAAAAATGAATCTGAGCTATCCGTTGAATTGAGCAACGGCAGCGTGATCGCCCTGAAGGGTGCCGAATCCGCTGATGCCCTTCGTGGTGTTTCGCTCAGCAGCCTGATCGTTGACGAGGCCGCATACGTCAAACAGGAAGCCTGGGAGATGGTGCTCCGCCCTGCCCTGTCCGATCAAGGTGGGCCTGCGTGGTTCATCACCACACCTGCTGGTCTGAACTGGTTTCACGATTTATGGGAGCAGGCCGAGGGTCAGCCTGATTGGTCCACGTTCAGCTTCACCACGATTCAAGGCGGCAACGTCCCGGCCGATGAGGTTGAGGCCGCAAGGCGCACGTTGGATGATCGGACCTTCAGGCAGGAATACCTGGCCAGCTTTGAAACGCTGTCTGGCCGTGTCTATCCAGATTTCAGCGACGAGAACATTTCTGAGGATGTCCGCGATACTGGCGGGGCGATCCTGTGGGGCACTGACTTCAACGTGAGCGTGCTTGCCGGGGTGCTTGGCAGCCGCGTTGGCGACACCCTCCATATATGGGATGAGGTCTCGGTGATGCAGACCAACACGGACGAAGTGTGTTCGATGCTCCGCGAGCGGTTCAGAGATCGCAAGGTCATTGCCTACCCGGATCCAACTGGCAGCGCCCGCAAGACTTCATCGGCTGGCCGCACTGATCATGAAATCATCCGCCAGTACGGGTTTGGCTGCGTCAGCCCGAAGGCGCCGTGGGCCGTCAAAGACAAGATCAACGCCACCAACAGCTTGATCCGTAATGCCAATGGCCAGATCCGCCTGTTCGTTCACCCACGCTGTAAGAACACGATCAAGGCGCTGCGAAACGTGACCTACAAGCAGGGTGCGGATGACTATGTGATCGACAAGTCCGCTGGGATCGAGCACTGGACTGACGGCCTGGGCTATCTGGTCATGTCGGAATACAACCCGCTGTACGCGAACGCTGGCCGCGGCACTGGTATCAGGCTGTATTGACCTTGATCGACGCATGGGGTATACTCCTGGGACGGGGGCGACCCCGCCACGCACCAGACAAATGACCAACGCCACTCGCGCCACTAAGGCGCAGCTGATCGACCTGCTCAACCAGCAGGCTGCCATCACTTCAGAGCTTGAGCACCAAGTGAACGAATCCAAGGAGAAAACCACGCTCGCCCTTTGGGTAGCTGCAATCAGCTTTACTCTTGGGCTCCTGTTCTGATCACCCAGCCCCTTCGGGGGCTTTTTCTTGCCTTCGCCTCTATCGTGAACGCGCCGCACATATCCGATGGCAACCTACCTCTGGCACGAAATGGAAGCTGCCTACGACGCAGCCCAAGATCTTGACGCCAAAAACTTCAGTCAACCTGCCGCGGCCATCCTGGCTGTTATTCAACAATGGCTCTACGAAGAGGGCTTTGACGAAGCCGCCGACTCACTAGACGAAGAAATCTTCCACGCTGAAGAAAACGACTAATCTGCTGGGTCGGTTCTACCCGTAAGGCTGAACGCCCGCGTGTGGGGGTATCGGAGGCCCAGCCAACATTCAGCATTAACCTAGAACCATAGAATTTGTGCATGGCTAGGCGCGCAAGATGACTTACACCGGTTTCAAGCGTTACGACCGGAGCATTCAGCGCCAAGCAACGCAGGTGCAGGATCCGTCTGGCGCTTGGGCCGGAATGGAGCCCCACTGGATCTTGATCGAAGATCTGATGGAAGGTACCTACGGTATGCGCCGTAAGCATCGCCGGTATCTGCCGCAAGAGCCACGCGAGCTAGACGAAAGCTTTGATAACCGCCTAGCCCGTTCTGTTTGCCCGCCTTATTACCAACGTCTTGAACGGATGTTGGCTGGCATGTTGACGCGCAAGCCGGTCAAGCTTGATAACGTCCCAGACCAAATTCGTGAGCAGCTGTTTGACGTTGACCTGCAGGGGAATGATCTAAACATCTTCACCTATGAGCTGACGCGGAAGATCGTTCGCTACGGCCACGTTGGCGTCCTGGTTGACTTCCCAAGTGCCACTGACGACGAAACACAAAACATCACCGATGTTGCCAGCCTTCGTCCGTACTGGGTTTGCTACACCCCGCGTGACATCCTTGGTTGGCGTTCTGAAATCGTCAACGGCGGCCAGCAGCTGACCATGCTCCGCCTGATGGAGCGCGTCGTTGTTCCTGACGGTGAATTTGGCGAAAAGTACGTTGAGCAGATCCGCGTGTTGCGCCCTGGCTCTTATGAGCTGTACCGCCAAAGCGAAGACAACGGTGATTTTGAGAAAGTAGCCGAAGGCCAGACCAGCCTTGATTACATCCCGTTTGCTGTTGCCTATTCCAACCGTGTTGGGCTGCTTGAGTCACGTCCGCCGATGGAGGACATCGCAGAGCTGAACCTCAAGGCGTATCAAATCCAGAGCGATCTGGACAACATGCTGCACATCAGTGCAGTGCCGATGCTGGCGTTCTTTGGGTTCCCGAGTTCCGCCGAGGAAGTCTCCGCTGGCCCTGGTGAAGCAATCGCCTTCCCTGCTGAAGGCCGCGCTGAATACATCGAGCCTGACGGTAAGAGCTTTGAAGCGCAGTTCAAGCGCCTTGAGCAACTCGCCGGTCAGATCAACGAACTCGGCCTATCTGCTGTCCTGGGTCAAAAGCTCAGCGCTGAAACGGCTGAATCGAAGCGCATTGATCGCAGTCAAGGCGACAGCACCATGATGGTCATCGCTCAGCAGGTGCAGGATCTGATCGACAACTGCCTGCAGTTCCACGCAGACTACGTTGGCCAGCCTCAAGCCGGTTCTAGCTATGTCAACCGGGATTTTGTGGGCGCACGCCTTGAGCCTCAGGAAATCCTCGCGCTGCTGCAGCTCTACACTGCTGGGTCAATCACGCAGAAAACCTTGCTTGATCAGCTCAGCGAAGGCGAAATTCTGGGCGACGATTTTGATGTTGAAGAAGAGCTAGAAGCCACGCAAATGGGCGGGCTGATCGAAATGGGCGGCGGCATGGACATCACATCTGGTGACATGCCAGCAGAGCAAGTTTCGATGGAAGATGACCAAGCTCCCATTGAACAATGACGCAATCTGGCGTAACGCCGCGCCTACTCAACGTTGAACAGTTCAAGCGACGGATTGACCCCAATCAGCCCGTTGCCAACCTGTTTCGCAATGCGATTGACCTAAATCGCTTCAGTAATGGCGTCGCCAAGCAGGTCGTTCGTGATTACAACGAGATCATCCTTAGCGCTGTTGCCGATCTAAAGGCAATCGATATTGGCGCAGCAACTGCAGGCGCAGGCATTGTCAGCCCGCAGTCTTATCAAGCGCAGCGTTTGCGTGTGATCCTTGCTCAACTCAAGGAATCGTTGGACGGCTGGGCGGCTCGCAGCACGGCATACATGACCGGCGAGCTACAAGGTTTGGCTGAGCTGCAGACTGAATTTGTCACTGAACAGCTGAGGCTTGCCGTTGAAGGCGGCCAGATTGGTGCGCGTCAAATTGAGCCCAGTGTTGTTGCACGGGAGGCTGTACGCACTGTTGAGGTTGCACCGAATTTTGCGGCCACGGTGGCCACGGTTGACCCAACGGACATCAACTTCACGCTGCCCGGCACTGGTCAATTCAATTTGACGGCAGGACAGGGCGCTGCAATCACGTTGCCCAATGGCCAGGTTGTCAGCAAGGCATTCCGCGGCTTAGCTGAATCTCAAGCGCAACGTTTCAACGCTGTTGTGCGTACTGGCCTTTTGTCGGGCGAACCAACACCGCAGATTGCGCGTCGCCTGGTCGGCAACCTGAACTTTGGCCAACTTGCAAAGACTGCACGGCAACAAGCCTTGGCTGGCGGTGAGCTGACCAAAATGGCAGACCATCAGGTGCTGACCGTTGTTCGCACGTCAATTCAGCAGGTCGCCAACGCCGCAAGCGACAACGTGTATAAAGCCAACCAAGATGTCACGCAGAAATACAGATACGTCGCCACGCTTGATGGCCGCACCTCAGCGATCTGTCAAAGCCTTGATGGCCAGGAGTTCAACTATGGCGATGGTCCTGTCCCGCCGGTTCATTTCAATTGCCGTTCCACCATTGTGCCGGTGATCAATTACCAGGAACTTGGCCTGCGTCCACCGGAGGAAGTTTTGGAGAAGGGCAGCTTATTTTTCAAGCGATCTGCAGAAGGCGGTCAGGTCAAGGCCAGCACGACCTATGGGCAATGGCTGCGAGATAAACCCAAGGCGTATCAGGAAGAGGTGCTGGGTAAATCACGGGCGGCATATTTTGACAAGCTTTCAAACAAGCTGGGGCCACAGGAAGCCTTGAAAAAGATGGTCCGTGAAGATGGCTCCGAGGTCACCTTGGCCCAGCTCAAACAGCGATATGGAGCAATCAAAGACGACTAGGCTGTAACCAGCAGCCACAGCCCAGTGCCGCTCAAGAAAGGCCGAAGCAAAAAGGTCATTCAGGAAAACATCCGCCGTGAAATCAAGGCGGGCAAGGACCCCAAGCAGGCCGCGGCCATCGCCTATTCCAAGGCTGGCAAATCCCGTAAACGTCGCAAAAAGAAGTGATGGCTATTGGCATTGGCTCTCGTGTCAGCTGGGTTTATCAAGGGGTTCGTACTTATGGCGTGGTCGTCGGCAAAGAAGGCAAGCGTGGCTCTATTCGCACTTCCCGCGGCGGTACTGTTACTCGTGTTGGCTCTGCCGATGACCCTGTGTTGCGAATCAAATCGGAATCAACCGGCAACCCAGTTCTCAAAAAACGGTCAGAATTGAAGGCAGCGCCAAAACGCAAATGAAAGGCCGAATCTGGGAAGGCAGTTGCACTTACCTGAAATGTGCCGATGGCATTGTTGAAGGTCGTTTCATGTTCCCTACGCCCAATAGCCCTGAAATCCTTGGGGCATTGATGGGCAGGCTTGCTGAAGGCGTAGAAGTCATTACCTGCACGGAGGATGACGATGATGAATAATTCAAAAAGAGATATACTCCATCCGTAACCCTACGGGTCTTTCATGTCCGACGAACAAATGCAGGACGCTACGCCGACTGCAGACAATCAAGAACTTGACGTTCTCAAGAAAAGCATTGAAGCCCTTGAGCGCAAGAACT